TTAGTTGATCTGAAAGTGTAACTGAAACTGGTGCAGTAACAGAAAATGGATTAGGCAAGTTTGTAGATGGAACAGCAGGTTGAACTATTTTATTTGCCCAAGTATAATGACTCGATTGATATTCTACTAAAGATAATCCAATCGTATAATCATCATTAAAAGTAATTCCAATAACTCTAAAATTTTTAGCAGAAAATCCTAAGGAAGAAAGTGTAATAGCAACAATATCTCCTATTGCTAAATCGTATGCTTTAAAGCTAGTGTTAATTCCTAAAGTTAATGATTGTCTTGATCTTCTTAAAATAACTTCTGCCATTTCTTCTGCTTGATATGGAGATGTAATAGTAGCAAAATCAAATCTACCCTCAAGTAAAAATTCACCATCTTCTGTTTTCATTGTTGCGTGTCGATCTGCTAATGTTAAACCACTATCGTCTATTGGTGGAAATTGTACTTCATCAACTTGATAATTTCGATCAGGATTAACAAATCCACAAATTACTCTATTAAATTTTTCATTTTTATTTGGTGTAGATAAACTATATCCACCAATAATATCATCTTCGGTTAATGTTATTGTTGCTGTACCAGTTGTTTCAATAACTAAACTATATTTTCCAGCACTATAAGGCAGATAGCCTCTGCAACCTTTTAAAAATTCTTTTACGTTATCTAAAATAGAATTTGAAGTATCTATTGCCGCATTTGTGTCAAAAATATTAATATCAGCACCAAGACTGTAAGGGGTAACTTGAGTTGTACAAACAACACTTGCGTCATAAAAAGATTGTAGATTAATTTGGGTAGTGGTTAATCCTTTACCATATCTTTCATTGGTTAAATAATCTAATAAACACCAAGCTGGGTTAGTTGAGTATGCTAATGCTTGGGCAACCAAAAGAGAACTGTAAGCCACTATTTTTTTTCCTTGAATTTTTGCCTGAACTGTTGGAAGCCCATTAAAAGCATCTTGATTCCATTTAAATTTTAAAGCTAGGTAACATAATCCAGATAATTTATGATTAGAACCCCATGAAGCTAATTCGTCTAATAAAGATGATGTTGATTGTGCATCTGTTCCATAATGTGCTTCTACTGTAATTAAACTTTCAGAATTTTTATAAAAATTTGTATCTGTACTAGCTACAGTTCGTTGAGTGTTATCTGCTAAACTGCCTGACCAAACAACTACTTTATCATCAACCTTAATTTCCGAAATATTATGTATAGCACCTTCCGCCATAACGATTGCCATATATAAATGGGCATTATCTGTACCACTACTTTCTAAAAAAACTCGAACTCCACCTGATAATCTTTCACCATAAATTATTGGAATATTTGCGTCATTAGATTCTTTATTAAGTAACAAACCTTTTTCAAAATTATCAAATTGGTTATCTCCAAAATCTGGAAATTGAGGTATTTTTGGTCGCATTACCCATGATAAAAATAAAGTTACCCCTAAAGATACTAGGGGGTTCATATTTGCCACATAAGATATTGTTTTTTTTGCTAATTTAATAATACTTCCAAATCCCATTAATTTTTACCCCATTTAATATCTAAAACATTTTGACTAGCAAAATCCATACCAACATCTGTACTAAAAAATCTTTTTTGTGATGTAGGATTTGTTTTACGACCATTTTTTTTTTCAAAATCTGCCCAATGTGATACAACTGATAAATTAACTATGCTACTTTTTTCACTTTCTTGTATTTCAAAAGATTCAATGTTTCCTTTGTATAGAAGAAATGGGTGGTCGATAATTGCATTTGAATCATTTAAAAATGCTCTGTAAATATTTACTTCATCATTGGTTATATTTTCAGATAATACTAAACTAATAAATGTTTGATCTGCACCTGATAAACTAATTGATAAACTAGACTTAGTTAAATCTGTTTGTTCGTTATGCTCAGATATTCCTAAAATAAAATCACTTACTAGATAAATAATCGGCGAACCAGATATTGAAGATGATAAGGAAAAAGAGTTATCTGTCAAATTAACTGGAGTCGCAAATCCAATACTTATTAGATGAACTGGTCGAATATCATTTGTTGCTAGTTCGGTCTTGGTTGCTGTTTCTAATGATCTCGTCATATTTCTCGTATGTTGTGGTGTTTATTTTGCCTGATTGTTGTACCATAACAAAGCTAAAACTTCCATCTGGTATTGTGTTTTGTTTTAGATTGTTTTTTTCTAATTCTATTTCAGTTTCATTAATAACTTTTTCTGCAATAAAATCTGCACTAATCCAATGTCTCACCAAATATTTAGACATTACAGAGATTCTTCAACATCAAACTGAAATTGATATAATAAAGAACCATTTTTTGCTACATCTACAACTCCAAATTCTTGCACATCATTAGTTAAATGTACTGTAAAAGGCACATCATCATAAGTTACAGTTGAATTATTTGTTAATGCAATTAACAAAGGTGGCTCTATTGTAATGGTCGAAGCAAGAAGAGCAGGTGTTACGTTGCTAACAATCATATAAACTTTATCGTGTGAAGCAAATTTAATAAAATCTCCAGATCGAAAAGCATTCGCATTATTATTTGTATGTCCATCAATATTAATTGTTGAATCGCCTATTGCATGAACACCATCAACTAATATAGTTCCAGTTTCATGTCCTCTTGCATCTTCTATTTCTGGTGGAATAATTGTAAAATTTTCTTTGCCTGATCTTTGTTGCATAATAAATGCCATTAACTCTCCATAAATACTTGATCGTGTTCCTATAATAATATTGACTGTAAATCCAAATCTTTGATTGTCAATTTGTCTTGCTAATTTTTTTCCTGATAACGATTTTGAAATAATAGTGTTTTGTATAG